ATGGTGAGAAATTAAAAATATTAGCACACGACGAATCAGGAAAATGGGAACGACCAGACAATATATTAAACAACTGGAGAGTTACAAAAACTACATTAAGACTAGGCCGAAAAATAGTAGGCAAGTGTATGATGGGCTCAACTTCAAACGCGTTAGATAAAGGTGGAGACAACTTTAAAAAATTATACTACAATTCAGACGTTACAAAAAGAAATAGAAACGGACAGACAGTTAGCGGACTCTATTCTCTTTTCATCCCTATGGAGTGGAACTACGAAGGATTCATGGATACTTTTGGATTACCTGTATTCACTACGCCAGAAAATAAAATCATCGGAATTGATAATATCCCAATTGACACAGGGGTCATTGAGCACTGGGAAAACGAAGTTGATGGATTAAAAAGTGATCAAGATGGCTTAAATGAATATTATCGTCAATTCCCAAGAACTGAACAGCATGCGTTTAGAGATGAAAGTAAAGATAGTTTATTTAATTTAACAAAAATATATCAACAAATAGACTACAACGAAGAGCTAGCTAACAACAAAAGTGTTACAAGAGGTAGTTTTATGTGGGATGGAGGTGTTAAAGACACTAGGGTTGTTTTTACACCAAATAAAAACGGTAGGTTTTTAGTTACTTGGGTTCCTGAATATGGACTTCAAAATAAATTAATTTTTAAAAATGGTATTAAATTTCCTGGAAACGATCATATCGGAGCATTTGGTTGTGACTCTTATGATATTAGTGGTACTGTCGACGGTAAAGGGTCTAAAGGATCACTTCACGGATTAACTAAGTTTAGCATGGACAACGCTCCTGCTAATCACTTTTTTTTAGAATACATATCAAGGCCTCAAACGGCTGAAATATTTTTTGAAGATGTTCTTATGGCTTTAGTATTTTATGGAATGCCAATACTAGCAGAGAATAACAAGCCTAGGTTGTTGTACTATTTAAAACGCAGAGGATACAGGGGTTTTAGTATAAATAGACCAGACAAAGTTTGGAATAAATTATCTGCTACTGAAAAAGAAATAGGTGGCATACCAAACACAAGCGAAGATATTAAGCAAGCTCATGCCGCGGCTATAGAAAGCTATATAGAAGACCACGTTGGTCAATTACAAGACGGTATGGGTGATATGTACTTTCAAGATACTTTAGAAGACTGGAGTAGATTTAACATTAATAATAGAACTAAGCACGATGCTTCTATTAGTTCAGGACTCGCAATAATGGCTTGTAATAAAAACAAATACACACCTGTTGCTAAAAAGAAATTTGATTCTATAGATTTAGGATTTAAAAAATACGATAACACTGGTTATGTTTCAAAAATAATATAAATGATAGTAAACGCAAATACAAACAGTTCTTTTCCAAGTCAGGTAGTACCAGATATAGAGAAAATTAGTTACGAGTATGGTTTAAAAATAGCTAGAGCTATTGAGTACGAATGGTTTAGAGCTGATAGAGCTTCTGGAAATAGGTTTAATACCAACTATAATAATTTTCACAACTTAAGGCTTTACGCTAGGGGAGAACAGTCTATAAAAAAATATAAAGACGAGCTCTCTATAAATGGTGATTTATCTTATTTAAACTTAGATTGGAAACCTGTACCTGTAATACCCAAGTTTGTAGATATTTTAGTAAATGGTTTTTCACAAAGAACGTACGACTTAAACGCTTACGCTCAAGATCCTGAATCTATAAAAGAAAGAACTGACTATGCTACCAACATACTAACAGATATTTACGCTGCTGAATATATAGCTAAAGTGAAACAAATGACAGGCGGTATGGATGTTTCTTTAGGTCCAACTGGTAGTAAAGCTCCCAAAACAAAAGAAGACCTAGAAATACACATGCAGCTAGATTACAAGCAGTCAATAGAAATAGCAGAAGAAGAGGCTATAAACTTTGTGCTTGACAAAAATAAATATGAACTTACTAGAAAAAGATTAAATTACGACTTGTGTGTTTTAGGTATAGCTGCTGTTAAAACTTGCTGGAATAGATCAGAAGGTGTTACAGTTGATTACGTAGATCCAGCTAGTCTTGTTTATTCATACACTGAAGATCCAAACTTTGAAGATATATTTTACGTAGGAGAGGTAAAATCAATAACTATAGCGGAAGTAAAAAAGCAGTTTCCAAATTTAACTGTATCAGAACTTGAGGAAATACAAAAATACCCTGGAAATAGTAGTTATAGTAGAGGTTGGAATGGCAGACAAGACAATGACACTGTTCAGGTATTATTTTTTGAATACAAAACTTATACAAATCAAGTATATAAAATAAAGAAAAATGATAATGGTTTTGAAAAAGTTTTAGAAAAACAAGATACTTTTTTAGAAGCTCCTGAAACAGACAACTTTAAAAAAGCTTATAGATCAATAGAAGTTTTATATAGTGGTGCTAAAGTATTAGGTCATAATAAAATGCTTGAATGGGGCCCAGCTGTTAATATAACTAGACCAGAAGCTAACACGTGTAAAGTTAGAATGAACTATAACATAGTTGCGCCTAGAATGTACAGAGGTAAAATAGATTCTATAGTTAGCAGAGTTACTACTTTTGCCGATATGATACAGCTAACACATTTGAAGTTACAACAAGTAATGTCTAGAGTTGTTCCTGACGGTGTTTTTGTGGACATGGATGGCTTACAAGAAGTAGACCTAGGCAATGGAACAAACTATAACCCAGCTGAGGCTTTGAATATGTACTTTCAAACTGGTTCTATTGTGGGTAGATCTTTTACTCAAGACGGCACTGGTAACCCAGGTAAAGTTCCTATACAGGAGCTAGCCACGTCTAATGGTATGCAAAAAATCCAAGCTTTAATACAAACTTATCAATACTATCTACAAATGATAAGAGATGTAACTGGTCTTAATGAAGCTAGAGATGCTAGTCAGCCAGATAAAAACGCTTTAGTAGGTTTACAAAAGCTAGCAGCTGCAAATAGTAACACCGCTACAAGACATATACTTCAAGCAGGTTTATATTTAACTCTTAGAACGTGTGAAAACGTATCCATGAGGATTGCAGATTCTATTAATTTTCCTACAACTTACGCTTCTCTAGTTGATTCTATATCTAAGTATAACTCTAACACGTTAAAAGAATTACAAACTAAAAATATTCATGACTTTGGAATATTTTTACAGTTAGAGCCAGACGAAGAACAAAAGCAAATGTTAGAGCAGAACATACAGATGTCTCTTCAACAGCAGCAAATATATTTAGAAAATGCAATAGAAGTTAGAGAAGTTAAAAACTTAAAGCTTGCTAATAGAATGCTTAAAAGATTTAGAGAAGAAAAGCAAAAGAAAGAGCAGGCTATGCAACAACAAAATATACAAGCTCAACAACAAGCGGCTGCGAAAACTGCAGAACAAACAGCTTTAGCTGAAACCCAAAAACAGCAAGTTTTAACTGAACAAAAAATACAACTAGAACAGTCTAAATCTGAGTTTGAAATGAAAAAACTTCAAATGGAAGCTGATCTTAAAAGACAGTTGATGGAGCAGGAGTTTGGTTATAATATGGAACTAGCTCAAGCGCAAGCTGGCGCTAAACAACAGTCTGAAGATGTTAAAGAAAACAGAAAAGACGAAAGAACTAAAATTCAAGCTAGTCAACAAAGTCAAATGATTAGTCAAAGAAAAGATAATTCGACGCCTACTAATTTTGAATCTGAAGGTAACGACAATGTCGGAGGTATGGGGTTACAACAATTTGAACCTCAGTAACAATTATTAATTATTATATTATATTATGTCAAAAGAAGTAAAACAAGAAGGCGACTTTAAAATGCCACCAAAAAAGAAAAAGGGTAGACCTAAAAAACTAACTAATTCTGCTGGAGATATCAAAGTGGATTTAGCTAAAAAAGAAGAGGTTAAAGAAGTTGAGGAGGTTGTTAAAGAAACAGTTGTTGAAGAAAAGCTAGTTGAAGAAAAACTAGTTGAAGAAGTTAAAAATGAAAAAGTTGAAGAAAAAATTACTGAAGAACAACCTATTATAGAATTAAATAAAGAAGAAGAAACTTACACACCTAAAGAAGAAGTTAAAGAAGCTTATCCTGAAAACGTTGAAAAGCTTGTAAACTTCATGAAAGAAACAGGTGGTAATCTAAAAGATTATGTGCGTTTAAGTACTGATTACTCTCAGGTTGATAAAAGTGATTTACTAAGAGAATATTATAAAAGTACTAAACCACACTTAGATGCTGAAGAAATTGACTTTATATTAGAAGATAAGTTTTCTGTAGATGAAGATATAGAAGATGAAAAAACTATAAAGAAAAAGAAATTAGCATATAAAGAAGAGGTTGCAAAAGCTCATAACTTCCTTGAAGATTTAAAAGGTAAATATTACGACGAGATCAAGTTGAGACCGGGCGTTACCCAAGAACAAATCAAGGCTAATGAGTTTTTCAATAGATACAACAAAGAACAAGAAATAGCTAAAAACAGACATTCAAAATTTGCTAACGACACTAAACAATTTTTTGACAACGAAGAATTCAAGGGATTTGAATTTAACTTAGGAGAAAAAAGATTTAGATACAATGTAAATAATAAACAAAATGTCGCTAATAATCAATCTAATTTAAACAATTTTGTAGAGAAGTTCTTTAACAAAGAGGGTAATTTAAAAGACTATAACGATTATCATAAAGCTATTTACACTGCTGAAAACGCTGATACAATTGCAAATCATTTTTATGAGCAAGGCAAAGCCGACGCTGTAAAAGACATGATGGCTAAATCTAAAAATATAGATAATTCACCTAGAACTACTTCTGGTGGAGATGTTTATGTTAGCGGACTAAAAGTTAAGGCTATAGGTGGTGTTGATAGTTCTAAGTTGAAATTAAGAATAAATAAAAAATAACAACTTAAAAATTAAAAAAAATGGCTGGAACATTAAATAGCTTTTCCCCAGGTTTAGAACCTGCGCCAAAAAAGGGAATGGCTTTAAATTCAAATTACCTTCAGTTTACTGACAAAAACGGTAGCGACTTCTCATCATTTGCTGAGCAGTACTTACCGGAGCTTTATGAAGCTGAAGTAGAAAGATACGGAAACCGAACTATTGGTGGTTTCTTGAGAATGGTTGGAGCTGAAATGCCAATGTCATCTGATCAAGTTATTTGGTCTGAGCAAAATAGACTACACGTTAGTTACGACGATTGTGAAGTTAACTATGCGGCTGGGCCTCCTGCGGTAAATGAAATTAAAATTACATTACCTACTGGTAACGTTACTTGCGCTATTAAAAAGCATCAAGTTATAGTTATTCAAGCTGCTTCTGGTGAAGTTACTGCTTTAGTTACTGCTGAACCTACTGTTGCTACAGCTCAAGGTACATCTACAGCTACTGTTCCTGTTATGCCTTATCAAGGTGCTAACTTAACAGCTGCTCCACTTGGTGCTGCTGACGGTGCTGAATGTGCTGTGTTTGTTGTTGGTTCTGAATATGAAAAAGGATCAAACACTGACATAAAAACAATCGTGCCTAAGTTTACTCAGTATGACAACAAGCCTCTTATCATTAGAGATCAATTCGACGTAAACGGTTCTGATACTGCTCAGATCGGTTGGGTTGAAGTTGCAACTGAAGACGGAACATCAGGATACTTATGGTATTTAAAAGCTGAGTCTGAAACAAGACTAAGATTTGAAGACTATATGGAAATGATGATGATGGAAGCTCAAAAAGCTGACGCTGCTAATTTATCAAGCTTAGATAGTAGAACTGGTTCTGAAGGATTCTTCGCCGCTATTAAAGACAGAGGTCAAATCATGGACGGCTTCGCATCTGCCGGTGGTGGTGTTGGTGGCTTAGGAGATTTTGATAATATCTTAAAGCAACTTGATAAAGAAGGATCTATTGAAGAAAACATGCTTTTCCTAGATAGAAACATGGCTTTACAAATTGACGATATGTTAGCTGAGGTTAACGGATCTGCTCAAGGTGGTAATAACGCTGGTGGTATTGGTGCTTCTTTCGGTTTGTTTAACAACGAAGCTGAAATGGCATTAAATTTAGGTTTCTCTGGTTTCAGAAGAGGTTCTTATGACTTCTACAAAACTGACTGGAAATATCTAAACGATGCTTCTACTAGAGGTGTTTACAAAATGGCTGGGTTAACTCCTAGTGGTGGTGAAAACATCACTGGTGCTTTAGTACCTGCTGGAACATCTACGGTATACGATCAAATTATGGGATCTAACATTAGAAGACCTTTCTTACACGTAAGATATAGAGCTTCTGAAGTAGAAGACAGAAGAATGAAGTCTTGGATGACTGGTTCTGTTGGTGGCGCTGCTACCTCTGCTCTTGATGCTATGCAAATTCATTTCTTATCTGAGAGATGTCTATGTGTACAAGCTGCAAACAATTTCTTATTGTTCGTAGACTAAACAAAAATAATGCTAGGGCACTTCGGTGCTCTAGTTTTTTTAATCTTTAATTATATTATATTATGTCAAAAGAAAAAGATTGGGAAATAAAAGATAGATCTTATTTCCTATTAAATGATAAAAGACCATTAACATATAGGCTTAGGTCTAGATCAACTAGACTAGCTCCGTTAATGTACTTTGATAAAGAAACTAATACACAAAAAGAACTTAGATATGCTACCAACCATTCTTCTCCTTTTTTAGAAGAACAAAAAGGACAAGCTATGCTAGGCCATGTTGTTTTTGAAAAAGGAGCTTTATTTGTTCCTAAACAACTTCAAAATTTACAAAAACTGCTATCTCTATACCACCCGTTTAAAGGTACTAGGTATGAAGAGTTTGATCCTAAGGAAGAAGCTGTAGAAGATTTAGTAGATATGAATTTAGTTATAGACGCTTTAAACTTAGCTAGAGATATGGAAATAGATCAAGCTGAATCAATAATGAGAGTTGAAATAGGTTCAGAAGTTAATTCTATGAGTTCTAAAGAGCTTAAAAGAGACTTATTAATATATGCTCAAAATAGTCCTGAAGCTTTCATACAGTTGTCTAATGATGAAAATATTGTTTTAAGAAACTTTGCTATAAAAGCTGCAGAGGCTAAAATGATATTTCTTGCTGAAGATCAACGAACTTTTAAATGGAGCAATGGTAGAAAGTTGATGACAGTGCCTTTTGATGAAAACCCATATTCAGCTATGGCTGCGTGGTTTAAAACAGATGAAGGTGTTGAGGTTTATAAAGCTTTAAATAAAAAGTTGAAATAACAAGTGATAATAAATAAGGCGGCTATGCGGCCGCCTTTTTTTTAAATACATAGATATGCCAAATATAGATTCAGTATACAAAACAGTGTTGTTTATACTTAACAAAGAGCAACGTGGTTATTTAACGCCTAGCGAATTCAACAGCATAGGCAGTCAAGTTCAAAGAGAAATATTTGAAACTTACTTTGAAGATCTTAACCAGCAAGTTAGAATACAGCAAACTGAATACGACTACTCAAATAGAGTTTTTAATACTGATGAAAAAATTGCAGAATTTAAAACTGAAAAAGAATTAACTTACGATTCAGGTAAGTTTAACCTTCCCGATGAATTATATAGATTGAATACTTTGACTTATGAAAATGGAAAAATAAGTGAAGCTACTAGACTTACTAGAAACGAGTATTACAATATTATAAAATCCCCTTTAACTAAACCAGACAAAAATTGTCCAGCTTTTTTATATGAAGATAATAAGATAATTATGTCTCCATCTAATATAGTGTCTAATATAAAAGCACAATATGTTAAAAAACCTGAAGATGTAAGATGGGGATATGAAGTCGGTCCAAACGGAGGTTATGTGTTTACTGACTACCCTTTTGTTGAAGGAGGTTTTGTTTTAGGAGAATACACTAGTGGATTAATAATAAACAATACCTCAGCAAATGGTACAGTAGATGGTCAAGATCTAGCCGTGCCGCCTGCAAATATAACAACAACTAATCCTAACGCTACCCTTCCAGAAATAACTATAACAAATGATGATGATGAAGTTAGTGTTGTTGGTATAGTTACTAGTGGAGGCGGATTTGAAGTGGGAGACACTATAACAATAGATGTTAACTTTGCTGCTAATAATACAAACCCAGCTGGTGGAACAGCAACAGGTCAAATAGTTTTAGAAGTAGACACAGGTACATTAATGGACGATGGTACTGGTGGATATATAGATTTTGGATTACATGATTCGGAAAGACAAGAGTTGGTGTTGAGAATATTGTTTTATGCTGGTGTTGTTATAAGAGATCCTCAAGTTGTTCAAACAGCAATGGCTAAAATAAACCAAGACGAAGCTAACGAAAAACAATAATAAAAATGGCTACTATAACTGAAACTAACGCTCAATATTACTCTGGTCAACAAGACTTAGGAGTTTTAACTAACACACCTGGTGATGAAATATCAATAACATCTTGGAATTTCAATACAGATGCTATAAGCGCTTTCGATAGCACAGGCGCTCATATTGGCGCAGCTTCTAACTACACTATATATTATGACAATGGTAGTGGTTACACTGCTTTAAACGAAGACCTATCTTACATAAAACCTAATAACGAGCTAGTATTGAGAGACCCAGCAACAACTGGTTACAATGGTTTTTTCTATATACAACTTAAGCAGTTCGCTATAAATAACAACTATGGTGGCTATGCTTATATTACGCTAGATAATGTTATAAATAACTTTATGGTTGGATATGTAGGTTACGAAAAGATTATACCTAGAGTTAACAAAACAGACGTTATTTTTCACGCTAAAAGAGGTTTACAGGAATTTAGTTACGATTTACTTAAAGTTGTAAAATCTCAAGAGTTAACTATACCTCACTCTTTAACTATACCCATGCCTCAAGACTATGTTAATTATGTTAAAATATCTTGGGTAGATGATGCTGGAGGTAAACATATAATATATCCAACTAGAGTTACTAGCAATCCAACTGAATTACCTATACAAGACAATGACGGTATACCAACACAGGACTGGACTGAAGAGAATATATACTCTAATAACTCTTTAACTGAAGACAAATGGGCTAGTCAAGATCAAACAAATAATATGGCTCCTGCTAACTGGAGACATCCAAGAAATCCCAGAAGAGGTAAAATGTATGGTTTGCAACCTGAAGAAGCTCAAGTAAATGGAAAGTTTACTATAAACGATAGGTTAGGTGTTTTTAATTTTACTAGCGACCTAGTTGATAAGCTAATAATATTGGAATACATTTCCGATGGCATAGGCTATGATGGAGACATGAAAATACCTAAAATGGCAGAACAAGCTATATACATGCATATAACGCACGCTATATTATCAACTAGAAAAGGTATACCTGAGTATATTATAAACAGGTATAAAAGGGAGAGATCAGCAGCGTATAGAAACGCTAAAATAAGATTAAGCAATGTAAAGATTGAGGAAATAGCGCAAGTTATGAGAAACAAATCTAAATGGATTAAACATTAATTATGGCTGAAATTAAAAACACTTTTATAAAATCTAAAATGAACAAAGACCTAGATGCTAGGCTTGTTCCAAATGGAGAATATAGAGAAGCTATAAACGCGTCTGTTAGCTCTTCTGAAGATGCTGACGTTGGCGCCTTAGAAAATATAATAAGTAACAATTTTTTACTAGAAGATTCTATATTAAGTAAGTTTATAAATATAAGTATAATAGGATATTGTAGAGACGAGGCGAAAGATAGGATATTTTTATTTTTAACAAACTACACAGATGGAACTATAGATCAATCTGGTTTTCCAAGTGGTGATAGAACCGTTATAGATGGTAAAGGTAATACACAGGATGTCAAAGGTTCTTCTTGCTTGATAGTTTGCTACAATATAATTACACAAGAAACTACAATTATAGTTAAAGGAACTTTTTTAAACTTTTCAAAATTTTCCCGCATAACTGGATCTAATATTGTAGAAGATTTAATGTTTTGGACAGATAATAGAAATCAACCTAGAAAAATAAACGTTGAAACAGCTTTAAAAAATCCTTCTTACTACAAATATGAAGATAATATAAGCGTTGCTAAATACGCTCCTTATAGACCTATATCTTTTTTAAGGTCAAATGTCTACCCTTCTGGAGTAGTAGAATCTTCGTTGATTGACGAGTCCTCAGAATACTTAGCCCCACATGTTTCTACAATGTTTACTTCCTGGGAAAACGACTCTGCTGGAGACGAAACTATAGCTAAGTTTAGCTCTATAATTCCAGCTAACGACATTTATCAAAACCCTTACATTTGGTTAGTTGGTAATAAATATATACAAGACGTTGGTTACGATTATACTTTTGACGAAACACACGGCGCTAATTCTCAGTTTTCTCGCTTCTGGAGAGTTATGCAAGTAAGCAATAGAGAAACCGGAACCAAGTACTATTTAAGATCAGCTAAAAGAGTATTAACAGCTATTCCTTCCATTTACCACGACGAACTTACTTTTTCATTAACTGATTTTGTAGACACAGGCACTCCAGCTATGACTTCTTTTGAAACAAAATGGAAACCTGGAGACATATTAGATATAAGCATACCTAACCCTTACCATGATTCTAATTTTTTAAATACTAGTAGAGACAATAGTTATTTAAGAGACAGGTTTGTTAGATTTAGCTATAGATTTAAATATGATGATAACGAATATTCTATTTTAGCTCCATTTTCTCAAGTTGCTTTTATTCCAAAACAACAAAGTAGGTGGTTATACAACGATGACGAAGACGCTAAAAGATCTGGCGTTGTTAGTTTTTTAGAAAACTCAGTTACATATGTAGGTTTAAACATACCATGTCCTGATGATTTATTACAAAGACCGGGTTGGTTAGATCAAATAGAGCTTTATCATAAAATAAAAGAAGTGCAAATAGTCGCTAAAGCTTCTGATGATTTAGCTGTTAAAGTTATAGCTGACATACCTATTAAAGATGCTTTAGGTTTAGGATCTGCTAGACAAGTGGAGATAACTGAAAACGGTAGTGGTTATAATTCGGGAGTTAGTGGAACTGGAAATGTTTTATCAGCTCAAAAAATAGGTGACTCTAACGGAACTTTTTTAAAAGTTGTCTCTACGCCAACTACTCCTGGCTCAGGTGTTATTGATGATGTTCAACCAGCTCCATATGTCACTGGTTTGAATATTAGAAAAGGTGATAAATATAGCCTTAGAGATCCATTCAACCCAACGTTGACAACTCTTGCTGAAGTAGAAGTTACAGCTGTTGACAATTATATATATTATGAATATAGATCTGAAAAACCAATAAAAACATTACCAGAAAATGTTTTAACTAGGGTTTCAGATATAACACCTATGAGAGCTTTAGCTCAAGAAGCTGTAGGTGGTAGAATAATGTATGGTAACTTTTTACAAAATTTAACAGTTCCTGAAACTTTAGATTTTGATGTTTCTGTTGATGAAAGAGAGGTTGCAACTCAATTGTCCGGTGACGAGCCGGATCAAGATAGTATTATACCAATTGAATTACCATACCATTCTTTAAAACAAAATAGAACATACAAGGTAGGTTTGGTTCTTTACGATAGATTTGGTAGAGCCTCTAATGTTATAACCAGCAACACAGCTCAAGGTTGTTTTTCTAGTATAGTAAATGGTAGTGATAGTCCTGCCGATTGGTGGGGTAACGCTATTAGAGTTACCATGAACGAATTAATACCAGAAAAAAGAACTAGTGATTATGTAGGTATTTATGATAGAATAAGAAATCCATTAGGTTGGTATAGTTATAGGTTTGTAGTGCAACAGCTTGAGCAAGATTGGTATAACTTATATGTACCTGGAACTACTTCAGGTATTTTTAAATATGAAACTAAAACACTTTCAGGAGGTGAAGCTGTTAACTTAACATATGAAGGTGAGAATAGCTCTGCTATGATAGCTATATATGGAGATAACATAAACAAGCTCCCTAGAGACCTTAAAGAAGCTGGACCTCAAGATAAAGTTTATGGATCTAGTAAAAGATTATGGAATAGGCTATATGCTAATGAATACAATGATAATATTAGAACTCAAATATGGGGACAAGAACTAAACCCTTCAGCTATAGAGGTTAGTGATATAAAACCTTTTAGAGAAATGGGTGACTGGACTAACAAGAGAGGTGTTGATATAAGTAAATTATACGCCCCTGGAGGTATTGTCAATGGCCAGTCACAGTATCCTTACCCTGGGGTTACTGGTAAATCAGATCCATTTTTTAGAGCTCAAGAAAATCCATTTATAGCTACGCTAAGTGTTTCTAAAAGATACGGTTTTCAAACTTCTGTACCTTATACCGCTGTTTCAGGTTGGACACCTTTTACTGGTGGTGTTCAAGACAGTGGCGGTGGAGCAACTGGACTTGATACTTTTGTATTTTCTCAAAAACTTAACGTGTATGAGGTTTCTCCAGAAGTTTCAGCTATAGATATATTTTACGAAACGTCAACAACTGGTCTCATAAAAGACCTAAACCAAGCTATAAAAGCGGATAATGATCCACCCGTGCAGTATGACGTTGATTTCTTTAATTTAGCTTATTCTGAAGGTTCTTCAGCTGGAAGTATAGTTTCAACAGAGTTTAGTATAATTGATGACAATGGAAATTATCTTAATCAAGAATTTGCTTTCATAGAGTTAGAAAAGGTAGAAAAAGTATCTTTAGACTCTAGCGGTAGCATCGTAGGAGGATCTTCAGTTGATATAACAAACTTAGAATACCCTATAGGTTATACTAACGTTTCTAAATTTAGTTTAGTTCAAACAGCAATAGGTACAGCTAACCCACCAGCTTCTCCTAAGTATGCGATTAGATACGCTGATATTTCAGTACCTAGAGACGCTTTAGGTTTAGATTTCTTTTCTTCAACTTCATCTACTGAAGAATTCTATATATTTACCTTTAAAATAACAGACGAAGACGGTAACTCGTCCACAGCTAAGCACCAAGGTGTTATGACTAATAGGCAGGGTCAAATAGAATTATTTCAACAACAAAGTGGAGCGCAGGCAGATAGAATACACTCTCCAAAGTGGTTAATGAATTTTACTGGTGAAGACTGGAGACAAGGTGGAAGTAGACCTGGTGATTACGTGTCAAGGCCTTCAATATGGTCAACACCTTATGATCCCGATAATATAAGTTTTTGGACAGACAGCTACGGCGCTGACTATGACAGATTTTGGGGTAATGGAAAACAAGGATATGGTAATTCAGAACTAGCTTTCTTTAGATATAGATGTTGGAACAAATGGGTTAATGAGGTTTCTAATGAAGTTAGATTACATAGTAATGGTATTAAACCTAACTCTGGATATTTTAAAAACCCAAGAAAAGATGTAGACTTTAGTACAGGTAGATCCTATACTTCATTCGCTTTAAACCAACCTTCCATAGGTAGTTCTGGACACCCAACTATAATTGGCGATAGTCCTCACATAACTTCAAATATGGCTTGGATAGTTAACTCAGCTAGTGATCCTGATGCTCCTAGAAGAACTGATTGCCAACAAATAAGATCTACTACTGACTGGTTTGGTATTGGCGCATCTCAATTTCCAGACCAGGTTATGTTTAAAGATAATAAGCAGGATAATGACAGATGTATAATGCTATTAGACGACCATAAAAACGGAGCTTGGGGAACTAAAGTTGATGGCAACGGTGTTTTTTATCAAATTAGAAGATGGATATTAACTTTTGGTATGCACGATATAAAAGGTTCAAATCAAAATCAATTTAGATTACTAGACACTAATGGATGGGAGTACAATAATTACAATAATGGTATTCGTACTAGTGGAGCTGTTTCTACAAGTCAAGTTCTTTCTAGTCCAAATTCTTTGTTTGAAATAGTAAGAAAACCTAGATGGCAAATTTTTACATATTACTTAGAGAGTCACACTCTTTGGCCTAAAGTTCTTGTTAGAAAGCCAGATGGATCAGGAACACAAGAGTTAGCTATTTTTTATGATGGATTTAGTAATACTGGTCCTGAAACTGATAAACAAGATTATAGGTGTTGGATCGAAATGCAACCTTCAACATTTCCAGGGTCTACACCTACAGAAGCAGTTGGTCTTGTAAAGGTAAGAGCTCAACCTATAATATGGTACTGGAATGGTGGTACTGGAAATTTTGAAAGAATGGAACAGAATTTTCCTTTAAAATTTTACCTACATGGCCAAAATGTAACATACACCGTAGGAGAAGTTAGAGTTCCTATAGCAGGTAGCAACGCTGGTGGGAAAACTTGGGACGATATGGTTTCTTTTGTTAAATGGAATGGAGGCGGTTTTACAGCTAGTCAAAGTTTTGGAAGCGGTAGCAATAAAGATCTTGGTGGAAAGTGGGACGGATCTGGCAACATTAGACTAAACAAAAACGTAAGATCAGGCAAAAGAGGAGCGGCTAGATTACTTTTAGAAGTTGAAGCTTATGACGCTGGAGATTTTACAGATCCTAACAATCCAACACCTGGCGATGGATCTGAAAAACTAGATGTTGTTGGAACTACTGACAACATAATAAGAGCAGGTTTTGTTGTTTATGACAAACAAAAAAGTAGTAACAATTGCCCTGGAAGTGGTAATTCATAAAAAAAACAAATATGTCTAAAAGTTTACAGTTAAAATATTTTAACACTATATATTCAAAGCATACTCCAGTACCAAAGCTTTCTACTTTATCTGAAAGTGCTCAAAGCTCTGCATACGATGGTGTTCCATGGATGCACTCTAACTTAGTTTGGGGTGGACCACCTTGGATAGATCACAGGCCAAACAATGTGCAAGTTGTTGATGGACCTTCTACCAATGCTTTTACATTAAGTAGTTTTTTAAGCAGTACATCTGCTGGTACTAATTTTGTTTTAGAAGAATCAAGAATTAGAGGTGGTTATAATAACCCAATAATGGATTTGTCCCCTAGAGCTTTCTTAGTTGAAAAAGAAAATAAAGTTAGAATAAGAGAAAACACTGTCGTTTATTCAGGGGTTTTTAATAGTAGAACAGGCATAAACCAATCTAATGTTTTTGCATCAGGAACAGACATAACTAGATCTGTTGATAAAAACTTGGGTAGTATACAGAAATTATTTGCAATGGATAACGCTTTAAATATATTCCAAGAAAACAAGGTTAGTCAAGCAATGATAGATAAAGATGCTGTTTATACTCAAGAAGGTCAACCAATAACGACTAAATCTAACGTGGTTATTGGGGCTGTTCAACCTTACGTAGGTGAATACGGTATAAGTAAAAACCCAGAATCTTTTGCTTCTTTTGGTTTTAGGAGGTATTTTACAGACAAATATAGAAACACCGTAATGAGACTGTCTAGAGATGGTTTAACTGAAATATCTCAATATGGTATGAAAGATTACTTTAGAGATAAATTAAAGTTAGTGTCTGATTTTAGAAAATCATTGATATCTTCTGTTTATCCTATATCTGATCAATATCCAGGAATACCAAACCTTAACCCCCAACAAATGCCTACTTCAACATACGTTCAAGTGGGTAACGCATTATCTCCAAGTGAAGATAATATTACAATAGGTTCTAACGTTTCTATATACATGAGAGGTGGAAGCCCAGCTCAAGCTTTACTTACTCCCTGTGATGCAGTTGGTAATATTTTAACGCAGTCTGGTTCTGGATATGTTAGTGGTTCTGCTTATGAAGTTTCAGGTGGTAGTGGTAGCAACTTAAAAATAAAATTAAACGTTGATCCTAGTGGCGCTATAATAAGTGCTGATACTAGTTTTCCTATGCCATTAGAAATCGGCACAGGTTACGCTCTTGGAGATATACTTTCAATAGATGATCCAGGCGGATTAGGAGGAACTGGAGGTTTTTTATGTGTAAATGAAGTAATAGGAATAATAGATGATGGCAGCGGCGTGTGGTATACTTTAGAGCATTTTGTAACTGGTATAACTTATCAAAATAATAGACCGTATTTAGTTTTTACAACAGGTGGTAATTATGGACTACCTGGTCAAAACGGAGTAGAGTACGAAGCTAGCAAAATAAAATTTTTAGAATATACTAAAGATTACATAGACGGAGGATTCGATGTTCATAAAGATAATTATGTTGTTTCTTTAAAAAGACAATCATCAAGTAAAAGCCTTAACGAAGTAAGTGATTATAGGAATAACATAAACGGTTATTACTCTACAGTTGCTTTTGACGAGTCTGTTAAAGGTTGGACAACTTTTTACACCTTTAGACCTGATTTTATATTTAACTTAAAAGATATCTTCTACACTATTAAGTCAAACCAGTTATACTCTCACTATACAAACTTGTCTTCAACAAACACTTTTTATGGAGTTAAACAACCTTCTCTTATAGAGTTTGTGTTTAATCCTGAACCTTCTGTTAATAAAAACTTTAAAACAATAAACTACGAAGGTAGTAATGGTTGGCAAGTATCAAGTGTTAGTTCTGATACTACTGGACCTATACTTCCTCTTAATGTAGGATTCTTCGATGCTTCTTCGGGTATAAAAAGCTACTCTATGACAGAAGAGCCTAGCGATAACGTTAGATCTTCATTCAAGTTAAAAGAAGGTAAGTATGTTGCTAATATTATAAACAGTTCAACAGAAAGACCTGGTGAGATCATATTTGGACAAGATATGACTGGTTTAAAAGGTTATTTTATAACTGTTACGTTAGCTACTGATGAATTCACAGATCCAGAAGCAAGAAAAGAATTATTCGCTGTATCTAGCGAGTTTGTATTATCATCAAAATAAAAATTATGACTAAAATATCAGATTTAAAAATGGGAAACGTTATGGACGGCTTGATGATAGCAGGTCCTTTTATTGGCGGTTTAATAACTCAAAGAGCAGCTAACGAAGCCGCTAGACAAGCAGAGGAGAGAGAAACAGCCTTACAAGAGCAGTTAAGTAATTTAGAAGAAAGTAGACAAGCTATAACTAACCCATATGCTAATTTAGCTGTTGCAACACAAGCAGCGGAGTTTCAAGCAGAACAGGCAGATATTTCTTTAGCTAACACGTTAGACACTTTAGCCGCAACTGGAGCTGGCGCAGGTGGAGCAACAGCATTGGCACAAGCTGCTTTACAAAGTAAAAAAGGCATTTCAGCTTCTTCAGAAGCGCAAGAAGTTGCTAATGAGAAACTAAGAGCACAAGGCGAAGAAAAAGCGTTTGCAATTCAAGAAACTAGAGAAAAACAAAAACTTGATAGAACTTCTGATCTTTTAGATAGAGAAACAATGCAAAAGTATCAATATGAGTCGGACGCTATGGCAGCTTTAACAGGTGGTATAAGTGGATCAGTACAGGGCTTAATGAATTATAATGAATTTGGCTCAATGGCTAAAAAATAATATAAAAAATGGCTTACGATAAACCCAAAGTAGATTTAATAAACAAAAAGTACGAAACTCTAACCAAGGGTCTAGAGAAAATGTACGGTGACGTTACTAAAAATCAAGCTGCTATAAGAAAAAGAAACATTAATCAACAAAAAGCAGAAATAACAAAACTTAGAAGATATCAAGATAGATTTATAAAAGGTACTCAAAAAGACTTTATAGACGCTAAAGATATATTAGGTAACATAGATAATAAAGATTTTAAAACGCAGTTTCAAAATGACTTAAACGGTCAGTTTAAAGGTGGATTAGAGTCTATTAAAAATTACATCGAAAACAACCCTACGGCTAGTGATGGTGATATACAACTGTTTGTTACTGATATGATAGGTAAAGCTCAAGGTATGACTAATGGGATAATAGGTGCTAATGCTTATGCTGTTCAAAGAGATGAGGCTTTTAATAAAAATGCTCAGTCACCTGATGGTACGGGTAACGGAAGTTTAGTTGTTGATGATAACTATCCTGGTATATTAGGCGCTTTAGCAAGTAACGATGACTTAGATTTTGGTAATTTAAGAATTGCAGGAAGTATTGAAAATGGAGTTAGCATATTTTCTGATGCTCAAAACTTAGACGACGGAACTGGAACTGGAAACTTAATTGGAGACGGTAAATATGATGCTTCAGAGGTTTTAGACTTAACTAAAGTGGGTGCAGATTTTAAGTCTGGCGCAATTCCGCCTTTTTCAACCGTAAAAGCTTATTCAGAATATAAGAAAACAATTTCTAAATCTATAACCGCTCAAAAGACTAATCCTGATTTTTACAAAGAGCTTACAATAGAAGATAGTAACGGTCAACAAACTAAAAAACTGTATGTAGATACAAAAGCTAGAAATGACTATTTTTTAAATGGTGATGGTAAAAGTTTAATTGACGGTGTCTTTAATACGCCTGATAACAAAAACGCTATGATCCAAAAGTTTGGAGGAATGACTTTACTACAAGAGTATACAGAAGCAGATCCAAACACTCAAGAAGGCAGGGATCAAATGCAAGCTATTGAACTAATGGCTAAAACAGCTTTTATAGAAAGTATAGGTTTAGATTTAAAACCAGATCAAGATAAAGCTTTAAATTCTTCAAATTTTTCAACCGGATCAACATACACAACTAGCAACCCTGGTCATGATGCTATTTACGAAGTTGCAAAAGAAAATCATAAGAAAACAAAAGATATTATATATGGAAGTCATACAGGTGCTAATTCCCTAAACATAGGTTTAGCTGGCATGAAGACAAACTTCATGGGTAAATACATTAAAGCAACTGGAGGCAATAGAGATACTGGTCACGGTATGATAACAGATATAAAGGTTGGAGCCACCTCCGACGAGTATCTTGTTACAATGACAGTAAATAACCCTACTGATCCTACAAAAACAAAACAAGTTGAAGTTTCGTACGATTTTTCAAAAAAAGAAGAAAAAGAGTTTTTTGAAAGAGACATACTAAATGGTTCTTTTCCTTCAGCAAGAGCAGATGGTACTTTACTAGCTATGGTTGGGTCTGCAGATAGAAACGAGCCTAAATACAAAGGTAAAACAACAACTAGAGTAAATAATAGATCAGGTGGAGGTGGAAATACTGTTTCTACTAGCGTTGGTCAAGCAACTATACAAGACGCTCAGGATGCGATATCCGCTGAAGATTTACTTATACAGTATGAGCAAGATTATAGAAACAACACCACTAACACCAACACCGGTAACAACAACACCGGCAACAACAACAACAACAATAACACCAACACCGGCAACAACAATAACAATAACAACAACAACAACCAACAAAACCAACCCACTAGTACTTATCAATCTCTTGTTACACCTTCTGGTATTACTGTGCCTGTTAACTCAACAGGTTACATAGAGGATAAAAGAGATGGTTCAACAGAAAGTTCTATAGCTAAAGTTTTAAACTTTGAGAAAAAAGGTAATTACACAAACATGGGCTTTACTGGAGGTGGAGGTACCACTAAAGGACTAGCTAATAAAGCTGCTTTTGAAAAAGTGAAAGCAGAGGTTATAGCGGATAATGGTGGACCTGGTGGACTTGACGATAAATACGTTACAGCTTTAGCAGCTGAACAAACTGTAAGTCAATATATAATTGGTGATGGAAGTAATGTTACTTTAGAAGGTGGCAACACTTTAATAACAACAGATCTTGGTATCAATAGAGATGAGTTTAACGCGCTAGAAAGCAACGTAAAAGATTATTTGATAGATTACAAAATGAACAGCGGAAGAGGTGCTAAGGAGATGCTTATGGTAGCTAACGGCGTTTGGGATGGTGTTATTGCTAACAAAAATGTTTCTGCTCTTGAAAATGGAAAATTAGTTTATCCAGAGGGGCACACAAAAGCTGGTGACGAAATACCTGATGGTGAAAAATCTAAATGGACAACTGTAGAAGAAACTGAGCAGTTCAACAACTTCGACGTTAATGCTAATTCAAAACCTAGCGATAGACAATTAGAATTATCAAGAAGAAAACTTTACATGATTGATGGTAGGCAAGGTTTTGCTGCTGATCAAGGTGCGAGAATGGATATATCAAAAATTAAAAAACAAAAACTAAAAGTACCAAAAGACGCGGTGAAAAGTTACAAGCAGTTTAATAGACAGTTCAATAAGAAATCAAAGTCTGAGCAAAGAAGCTTTTACTTATCTCAAAATTTAATACCTGGCGACGAGCTGGTTTTTGATGATGGAAAAGTATTTAAAATTCCTAACTATTAAAATATGAATAAAAATATTGATTTCAACTCTATAATAATGGAAAAAGAAGAGGTTTCAGAAAACCCTGAAGTAGTAGAAGAGAAGGATGTGTAT